AGCCGTTCTTGATGACCGTCACGATCAAACCGTGCTAAGGGTATCCACGAGTGCGACAGGATAAAAATCTCGCCCGTCTCAAGTGGAAATTCGAGACAAGCTGACGTAAAGTCCTCTGTTTCAGATAAGTCATACCCGCCAATGCACTCACGCCCCTTTAGCGTTTCTATATCTAGCACTTTGTTGTTCTTATTGATCGTCGCGACATCGACAAAGGACATCTCATCAACATCAGAAAAGATGTTAAACTGCTTAGTGACCCAGTCGGCCCGCTCTTGAGGGCTTTTCTTGTCCTTTTTCCAGTCATTTACCAAATTGACAAAATCCATCAGGCAGATGTTCGGGTTCGCCTTGATCCAAAGCTCCGGCTTGTCCATTTCTTCCAAGTCATCCAGCTTGGCGAGATAATAAAACGTCCGGTCATCGACCTCAATCCCGTTAACAACGCTCTTCCCGATCTCGTAAAAGTCCATCAATGGGCCGTCTAATACATAACCGGCTGTCGTAATGTAGATGATCAGCGGCTGTTTTCGGGCACCGCGGCTCTTTTTGATGACGTTAATCAGCTTAAAGTCCTTGAATTCGTGAATTTCATCAAAGATACCCAGGTGCGTATTCAAACCATCAAGCCGTTTACTATCGGATGCACGGGCCTCAATCCTGGAAAAAGTCTTGTTAAAAAGAATGCGATTACGCTGTGGTTTTCCAAATTTCTTGAGCAAGTACGGCGATTTCTCAACCATAGCTTTAGACTCGTCAAATAACTCGTGCGCCTGTTGTTCCGCATTCGCAAGAACATAAACCCTAGCGCCGTTTTCGCCATCAAAACCCAACATGTAATTCGCTAAACCACTAATTAAAGTCGTTTTTCCGTTTTTGCGGGCTACAAAGACCAATCCTTCGCGGAAGCGTCGGACCCCGGTATCTTTATGCACCCAGCCAAACAGCGAACCGATCACGAAATGCTGCCAGGGCTGCAAAACGAGCTGATCAAAATCGCCCTTGGACGGTTTACACTTCTCTTCGATAAACTGAATGGGACGATGCGCCTTTTCTTCGTCAAAAATCCAAGGAAACGCATCTGTTCCTTGCCTTTCGAGATCATGTAAATGCCGTTTTGCCGCTGAAATGTTCTCTTTCGACGCGGGTATTGACCCTTCCGCAAGCAGCTGCGCGTAAATGGTTGTCAATACGACAGGCGCTGGTTCCTTGAGATAAGCACCCCATGACGCTTCTTCTTCTCGGTAAGCATTCCACCACTGGGTCAATTCTGTGTAATTCATATCCAAAAGTGGCTTAGAAGTCATCTTCATCATCGTCTCTGTCATCGCCATTCAGCTTTATAGCGAGTTTTGCGCGTGCAGAAGGTGATAAGCCGAGGTCGGCACCGAATGACCGCATTTGTGCAGCCGCGTCTTTCTTACGCATGATCAGCGGATTCGATTTTCCGTCCACCCAGAGCCCCATACTCTTGATCTCTTTCGTATACTGGATATATTGCGCGTAAGCATCGCAAAACAGCGCTAGATGATCGATATCGGCTTCGTTAATCAGCTCAACTTCAAGCAGAAGTTCGGCCAGCCGTTTGAACTCTTTCTTTGCAGCAGTGGGCAGCCATGCCGGCGGTTTGACATTCTCAGCCCGCATCTGCAGCTTCTTTTCATTTTCGACTCGCTTATTCAATTGTTCCTTGGTACGCCGGTTCGGGTTACCCTGAATAAGCTGCAGCATCGCACTTTTCGCTGGTGTCGGCATGGCGCGTCACCTCCCTTTTCTTCCGTAATTAGATTAAACAGTCTGCTGAACAGTAGATAAATATTCCTTAATTCGTTTATCCGCTTCGGCTGCATAATAGTCATCTAGCTCAATGCCTAAGCTGTCGAATCCTTCGAGCTCAGCGGCTAATATCGTTGTTCCGCTGCCCGCAAATGGGTCAAATATTCTTTCTCCTTTTTCACATAACTTTACAACCTGCCTCATCAGATCAAGCGGCTTTTGTGTTTGGTGAATTCGTGATTTGCTTGGCACACTTGAGGTAGTGAAAACACCCGGCAGAACGGGAGAATTTCTATCTAATGGTAAGGCCCCTTTACTTCCCCACACAATGTATTCTGCTTGTGCCCTGAACCGACCCTTTTGCGGTCTTGAACTTGGTTTATTCCATACGGCAATACCGCGCCATATCCAACCTGACATCTGGAAACAATCCGTCATTGCCGGAAGCTGTCGCCAGTCGATAAACGCCGCGCATACGCCTTCCTGTTTAACAACACGGCGGCCTTCTTTAAGCCAAGAGGCTGTATAATTTATAAACGCACGTTGATCCATTGTATCCCCAGCGAAGTCATGATTTCGGTATTCAGTTTTGGAATCGTTATCCAAATACTTTTCACTCGTTGGTTTTACCCGATCGCCCCGATAAGCCCCCCCCTGAGCAATACGGAGGATCCGTTATGATCGCTCCGAAACTATCATTTTCTAGATCTCTTAAAACATCTATGCAATCGCCATGCTTGATTTCGTACACTTATCTCACCATCCGTTCAAAAAAATTTTTTTATTTTTTGGTCTTTACAAATCCGCCTTGTCGATATACGATGTTATCGAAAAAGATGGTAACCAATCCCGAAAGGGAAGGATACCATCTTTTTTTGGCATTTAAAAAATATTGATCAGCGAATTTATTGTGAAGGATGGCCCGCACCGTTTATTTTCATCACTGAATCCTTCATTTCTCGACCAGGGGGGATATCCAATAATTTTTTAATATTTGAAATCGAATCAGCTGCGCTGGCACGTTGTCACTCTATTTGTGTCAAATGTGTGAACAAAACGTGATAAGCAGCGAACGAATCAAGCAATGAATCTAACTTGTTTCGTTGTTTGAATAGAACTTCATCACATCGCGATGCTGTTTCTGTTTCGGTTTGCCACCACTGCGTTCAGGATGATCACGGTTGTGGCATGCTTCACATGTTGCTTCTAGGTTATCTTGATCAAAGAACAACGCTAGATTATCTCGTGCAGGAACACGATGATGCACCGTATTCGCTGGCGTGACCAGTCCACGACGCAAGCATTCTTGACACAAGTAAGCATCACGAATGAGAACAACATGTCTGCACTTTGTCCATCTTGTGGTATGGTATAACGCATCAATCTCATCACGTTGTCGCATTATTCATCTATTGTTTTTTCCATTGCATCAATCGTTCGCTTGATTCGATCAAGAACAGAGTCTTTGCCAGCTGAATCAAGACAAGCAATACCTGACTTATGCAATTGAATCAATCGATCCAGATAGTTTAGCTGTGCCATAAACTTATTGTCATCTATCATACTTCATTACCCGCCTTTGCTTATGATCTGATAGCAATGATACGTATTGATCAGTGATCTAATAATGGATTCATGTTTACGATTTGACTTGTAGATTCGCCAGTAACGTTTCATGGTTAATCACCACCGATTGATCCGGACCGTTGGCAAGATCAACTCCGATATACCTCTTCGTTTTATCTAGTTCCTTCAGCGCTTGTGTTGCCTTCTTTGCTTCACGTTGCACGGCTTTCAATCCCTTCAGTGCATCGCTGCAATCGATATTCACTTTGACCGTTAGTTCACCGATTTGCTTGCCGTGATCGGGTTTAACTTTTCGGACACAGTCCTGATAAACATCCATTGCCTCTTTCGGCATCTTATCTTTCTCAATACTTCCGCCTTGTTTCCACCAATTAGGCGGAACTAGCGGTTCTTCCCATCCGTTTGTAATTGGTTTGCTCTGATCTGCCATCTCTGCACAACCTCCTGAATGCATAATAAAAAGCGCCCTCGTCAGGCGCTTTAGGCAATCTCTATATCATTACCACACTATCATATTATCACGATTTGTAGGGTCAAATGCACAAGGCATGCACACGCTTAGTATCCTAGCTTTGATGCAACAAGATAGACAAACTCTTTACGATACTTGCTCGCCGTATTCCGATGCATAAAGCACTCAGATGCGATGCCCTCCATTGTCAATTTACGATTATCCCAATACTTAAGTTGGATGACCCTTTTATGATCTTCAGGCATTTGATCGTATGATGACCCAATCGCAGAAGCGATTCGTTCAAGTCGTGCTAAACTGGTACTGCTCATTAGTGCCGTTGCTATCCGCTCTGTTGGCCTGCCAACTCCGCCGCCTTTGACAACTCCTGCATCATCCTGCTTTGACGAAGCATACATGATATTCTGGTACCGATCTTTGATGTTTTGTACGGTATCCGGATAATCATAAATCTCAGATTCAATATATTTAAACACTGCTGTTTTTAACTTATCTTTCGTTTCCGTCATCCTGCTGCCTCCTTGCTTGCTCTGTAGATATCCTGTACCCAATCAACAAGCATCACCATCTGATTGACAACTAGCTTATTATTTTCGTATCGTTCACTGATCGCGGCAGATGACTGCATGATCCACTTCCAAAATCCATCGCTATCCATTCCAAGAGACGATGCCTTACTGTTGACTTCAAGCACCCAATCAGCCACCTCACTGAAAAACTGCTTATAATCCATGGCTCACACCTCACGGCTTGCTATTCTGCCATATTTACCAAAATATTTTATTTCGGCTTGCTTTCTAGCCTGAACAGCTTTTTCAAAATCTTCGTATCGGCCTAAAGCAATCTCTTTTCGATCAACCATGATTCGTGCCCTCCATTTTCCATTAGGAGTCTTTGAAACACCAGGAACACCGGATGAATTATTTTTGCCTACGCCTTTATTTCTTGAATTATTTTTAGCACTGCAAATTCTTAAGTTTTTTAAACGATTGTCTAATCTATTGCCATTGATATGATCAACAACTTTATCGTCAGAGCATTTTAAGATTAGCCGATGCATTTTAACAACCTTGTGATTAATGTTCGCGACTACGTATCCTGTTTTACTAATGCACCAACTCGGGTTAATAATTTTTGGAACTATTGGATTGTCAACTAATACCTTATCGCCATTCGCTGTAACGATTACTGTATAGTCATCTTTAAGAATAATTGAATTCTTCCTTTGTCTTGGCTTACTTCCATCAAAGCATTTTCCATACGTTCTCATCTGCAGATAATGTTTTAGACAAAACAAGTTTCCGCCTCTAAATCTAGCAACTCTATGTGTCGAACCGCAGTAAGAACATTTTCCTGCCATTACTTTCACTCACTTTCTAAGCTATCAATTCTCACATATATTCCTGGCAACTCCGCCCAAAATTTTTCAGTAATCTCGCTTACGATTAAAGCGTCATCTTTCCAGTATCCAAGGTCTGTCATCACGTCTTCAAACAGTTTCATCAAGTTTGTAACGTCCGGCTTTGTTGTTTTCCACTCTCCGTTGTAGTGTTTTCCTTTGATTGGGAAGCACCACTTCGTAATCATTCTCACTGGACCGCTAAAAGGTTTTTCCGGCACATGCTGTCCAAGGTAAGCCATCAGTTTCGACCGTGCAGCCTGCAAGTCATCGGGTTCATAAAAGACTGGCTTGCCTTTCAGCACTCGTACCTGTTTCTGCTGATGTGTTGTTGTCGGAACTTTCATCGGCATGAAGAATTCAGTTACCATATTTTGTCAATCCTTTTATTTTTAGTTTCGCCTTAGTGTCTGTGGTGTGCTCCGTATGTCGTCGTGCGTAAGCTGTCGCACGACTACGGCTCACACGGACACACACGCAGGGT